TCTCGCGGGGCAAGATACCGCGCTCTTGAGCGGCACGGCGATACGCCTCGGCATACAGGCCATAAGTGCCCTGCACGCCCGTGACAGAGCTGTTCTTTGGGCCACCCTCGCCAACCACGCCAGAGCCAAAGTTGTGCATCACCTCGCGGCTGTTGCCAGACAGTGGGCGCAGCAGGCCAGCAGCCACCGCATGGGTGTCGATGGTCACATGGCCAGCTGGGTCTTGCGGGGCGTAGATGTTGTTGTAGAAGTTGCGCACCTTGTGCTGCTGGCCAAGGTTGCTGCTGATCGTTGCAAGGCTCGGGTCGTCCAAAATGACGATGGCCTTGCCGATCTCGTTGAGCGAACCCCAGCCGGTCTTGGTCGGTGTCTTGCCGTCCTGGTTCATGCGCAGGCCAACGAAGTCACCCTCTGGGCTGACGATCTGATGCTCACGTGGGTTCTTCGCCTGGTCGTAGGTGCGCAACCACATGGCCTTGAGACCTGGTTCGGTGATCTCTTCTAAACGCTTGCCACGGATGGCGTCCACCATCGGGGCGTACTGGGGCTTGTTCCAGATGACTCTGGCCATCTCATCCATGCTTGCGTCCCAGCGTGTCGCCTTCTGCTTGGTCGCAATGTCCAGCACACGCTGACCCAGGCTCACGTTCATAAACCAGTCTTTCTGCGGCGACAGCACGGCCAGCACGCCAGACACAGCCTGGTCTGACACACCATAATCATTGGAGAATCTGTCAGCAATGTTGCGTGCGCCGTCATACCAGAGCTTGCTGCGCTGGCGTGTTGCCTCTGGCACTTGGTCATGCAAGAAAAGCAGGTTGTCCTTCACGCCATTGATGAAGTCCTCGGCTTGCTTATCTGGCGTGCGAGCCTTCGATGCGAAGTTCGGGTATTGCTTGACCAGGCCCACGTTGTGCGCGAATGCCTCGGGGTCTCGCTTAGATGCCTCCAGGTCAATGACCAGTTTGTTGGCCAGTGGGTCTTCTGTGGCTTTGACTGCGGTCGGCAGGCGGGTGCTGACCACACCAGGGCCAGGCTGCACAATGTTCAGTGGCCTGGCCGACTGCGGCACCACAGCGGCCAGCGGCCCGGTGCCTTCCATGATGGCGCGGTTCAGCTCTTGGCCTGCCATGTTGGCCACGCCCTTGCCAGCCCTTACAGTGCCCACCACTCCAGGCACCATGCCCAGCGCAGCGCCACCGGCCTGTAGTGCGGCGGTGCCGTAGTTGCCCTGCTGCGCAGAAGTGACAGCATCGCCGCCCATGCGCACGGCCTCCTCGGTCTGCAGGGCAGTGCCCAGGAAGGGCACCACATCGGCAAAGCCGAGATCCAGCGGCAGGTTGCTGCTAGGGCCACCGATCAGCGTCTGAGCGCGTTGGCGGGCCTTGTAGCGATCCATGCCGAAACGCTCAAAGCCAGCCTGCAAGAACTCGGCCAGCTTTTCTCGCGTGGTCGGGTCGTAATCGGTGATGGTCGCTTGGGACTGACCGCTGTAGCCAGCGCCGCCCATCTTGGTTCGGCCAACCTCGGCCACCTGCACAGGCTCGGGTAATGCCTCGGGTTGCGCCATCTCAGGCTCAACCGGCTCGGTTGGAAATTGGACTGCGGTCAGAGCCGACAGGAACTTGTCTTCAACTGGACTGTAAGCCATTACTGATTCCCATCTGCCTGATCCAGCAGGCGCTTGATTTGTGCGATCTCTTGCGGCTTGAGCTTGCCGCTGCGCTCCAAGGCTGGCAGCGTGTCACGTGTGATCTTGCCGCCCGCCTTCTTCTCCCAAACGGTCTCCAGGCTGCGCTGTGCGGCCTTGGCCTGCTCTGTGTTGCGGCGCTCTCCGATGCCTTGTTCGACTTGCATCAGGATCTGGCGCGGTGTCAGCACCTTGCCCTCGCGGGTGGCCTGGGCCTGGATCTCCATGGACTGGGCACGCAAGACCTGCAAGCGCTGGAACTCTGAGCCCTTGGGGTCGAGCACCACGGGCGAGCCAGGAATCACCGGGATGCCAGACAAGCGAGCCAGACCCGTGTCGATCTCGCGCTGGTCGCGGCGGTCTTCGGTGGTCAGTGTCTTCAGCAGGGTGAGCTTCTGTTTTGCGTTGAGCGACCTGTTGCCGGCAATCTGGTCGGGGCTGGTAATTGTGCCCTCATAAATGCCGCGCAGCACGTTGAACTCAGCCATGGGGTTGCCTTCCTTGTTTGGCTCGTTCAGATCCTTGATGACAGACAACGGCACAGCATCGGGGCTGCGTGCAGAAAGGACTCCGATCTGCTGGGCCAGGCGCTTGCGCTCTGGGCTGTTCTCGGGTAGCGACACCGCCTTTTCGTACAAGGGCAGGAACTCAGCGAACACCGCACGCTTTTCATCTTGGCGCTTGCGCTCTTGCAGTGTGCTGCGCTCGTTCATGGCCACCATGTAGTTGGCGAGCACCTTGGCCTTGTCCTCGTATGGCATGGCGCGGAAGACGTCGGTCATCTTGCCTGCGTCACCAAAGCGCAGCTTGGCCAGGCCAGCCTCTGGATCGCGGCTGAACTCCTCGCCCACCACAAAGGCGGTGGTCGCACCGATCTTGGCCTGCTTGAATGCGGCCTCGAACTTGTCGCTGTACTGTTTCTGCAGGTTTGCGTCACCGAGCAGCAGGGCGCTTGTTGAGATGGTCTGGCGGTACACATCGCCAAAGTCATCAACGCTGCGTTTTGCGCCCGTGCGCGGGTCGATCCAAAACCCTTGACCAACAGCAGCCTCGAGCAGTCGAATGCTGTTGTCGAAGTCGCGGTCGAACTTGATGATCTGCTCTTGCTTGCGGCGCTTGATGTCAGCCTCCGCAGCTTTGGCCAGCACCGTGTTACCGGCGGTTGCAATGGTTGCTCGGAATTTCAGCGAGGCTTCTGGATCAACGCCAGCCAGGCTCTTGCTGTAGCCGTTCATCATGGAGCCGATCTCGGTCTGCACCTGGTCAACCGTGACCTGGCCCTGCTCGATGCCGGTCAGCATCACGGTCAGTTTGTTGCGTGCCTCGGCCTCAAAGTTGCTGGATACCTCCAATGCGCGGGCCTTGCGGATTGCCTGGTCAAAGACGTTGAGCGAGCCGCCCAGCCGCAGGGGCTTGATGTCGCCGCGCTTGGCAGCCTCAAGCTGCTCATCAGTGATCGGGTTGTCGGCCACGTACTGGTAGCCAGCCTCAACAGCTGCGTTCTTGGCGATGCCAAAGAGCTGGCCGCTGAGGCGATCCAGCGTCTGGGCCACCGTCTGCGCGTTGGCAGCACCAGCCCGTAGGCCGACATAGTCCACCGTTGGAGCGTTGACCTGCGGGGTGACCGCGCCCTGGATGCCGATGTTTTCCACACGGCCTGGTTGGAGGATTGGTAGATCTGCCATGGCTTATGAGGTGAATGGGTTGCGAACAGTCTTGGCAAAGTCAAGGCCACCCTGCAGCAGGGTCGCGTTGGAGAGCAGGCCACCACTCTTGACGGCAAAGTCGCCTGCCATGCGCAGCTGGCGGGCTTGGGTCTCGGCAGCGTTCATGGTCAGCGCGGCCTGCTCCTCGGCAGCCAGGTACATGGCAGATGCGTCTTCATAACCGAGCACACGGGCGGTCAGCGCGTTGAGGTCGGTGATGCCCACATCTCTGTACGTGTTTGCCACGTTGGCACGCTGCACAGCGCCAGCAGAGCCCTCTGCGTAAGCCACACCATTGGCAGCAGCACGGGCTCGCACAGCAGCGTTTGCACGCTCCATGCCGCGCAGCAGGGTGTTGCCTTGGATGGTGTAGTTGAGCGCCGTCATCTCGGCAGCCTTGAGCTTGCGTCCGGCTTGGATGGCGGCGTACTTGCGATCCTGGTCGGTGCGGATCTGCGCCAGGCGCAGCGTGTCGATGGCTTGCACCTCGTACAAGCCCTGCTGGTAGTAGGCAGCAGCCTTTTGCCGTTCGGCAGATGCGACAGACAGAGCTGCAGCAGCGTAGGGCGACACAGCGTTCACACCACCCTGCACAGCAGTGAAGATCTCGCCGCCGGTCTTTGCCAGACCCGCCCAATCAAATCCACCCGTAACCGTTTCGGTTGCGGTGGCAGTCGTCATGCCATCATCGTCTAACCACATATTATGTTCCTCCGCTCACTGCGACTTTGTACTCGAGACCCAACAGCGTCATCTTGAGCGGCAAGTTCTGGCCGATCTCGATGGACTGCTCGCGGGAATATCCGAGCACACCGTTGACGCGCTTGACACCAGTGAATGTGGGCTCTGTTCTGTCCAGCAGCGGGTTGTCGAAACTACGGAATGGCACAGGGTTGTTGTTGAGCTGCAGGTGCTGCGTGGAGTCCACAAAGGCGTTGATCTCCACGATGCGCTTTTTGAAGCCCAGCCGTGTGCCTGTCTGCAGCCGGATCTCCACCGGCATGGTCTTGGCATAGACAGTGAATGGCAGCCCGGCCTCGTAGCTGGTTGTGCTGCTGCGGTCGAAGGTGATGGCCCCGCCAGCACTCACGGTTTCGTTGCCCTGTGGCACGCCATCGCAGATAACATTCAGCGACTTGCCGATGTGCGGCAAGCCAGAGCCAATGCCAGCAGCAGCCCCTCCGACAAACGCGCAGTCGGTGTACAGCGAGTAATTGAAGAGCTCCACAAAGTAGCGGTCAGTGCCGTTGAAGGTGCGCTTGACCACGGCATAGATGTCGGTCACATCCACGCCAACATCCACGAACTGGCCATCGGTGATGAACTCGGACGGGGCAGTGATCTGCTGGGAGCGCATGATGCTGAACACAGCCATGGTGCCGTCTGTGTCGTTTGACATCATCAGCAGATCGCCCTCGTCGGTGCTGGTGGCTCTGCGCAGGGCCATGCGATTCGGCGACTTGAGCAGGTGACCCGCCAGCAGCGAGATGCGCTGGGTCACGTAGGTCAGCTGCGTGTCGCTGAACAGGAACTCGTTGAGGCTCTTGCCCTGGCGCTGAATGTAGACCGTGCCCGACTCGAGCGACTGCACACGGGTGCCAGGCTTTGTGCCGTTGCGGCTGACAGCCTTGAATGTCAGCGATGCTGGCGTGATGGGGTCGGTGCCAGACTGGGGCACGAAGAACTCACCACCCGTGGTGAAGACCTGCAGATCGCGGCCAGAGATCATGTCCACGATCACGTTGAGCGAACTGGTGTCCAGCGTTGCCTCAACGGCATCATCGTCCAGCGCTTCGGTCGGAGAGAACTCAAAGAACAAGCCGATCTTGCTGCCCCAGATTGTGGATGGGCGCGACTTGCTGCCACCAAAATACAGGCGACCCTCATGGAAGGTGACCGTGCGTGGCCAGCCCTTGCCCGAGCTCCAGACGTCCTCGTAGCCGGTCTCCACATCCCAGCTGCCCTGTGGGATGTTGGAGGTGCTAAAGAAAGGATATTCAGTCACAGCGCGAACCGTGGTGCCGCTGTCAACAGCGATGATCCTGGCGCGGCCCTGCGGCTGCGCGTTGATGTATTGGCCAACGTAGGTGGAATTGAAGTAGGTGTTCTGCGATGTCAGCGTCACATTGCCAGACACAGCGCTTACCGACAGGTGGCCAACCGTTGGGGTTGTCACGGTCAGCGTGAAGGCATGCCTCGGAATGCTCTCAAACGTAACGGTGCTGATTGTCCAAGCGCTGTCGCTAGCCCCACGCACCAGTTTGACCGGCGACAGGTCTGGGTGAACGATGATCATGGTGTCTGCCGACTGAGTCCAGCAGATCCCTGAAAGCATTGCGCCCGTGATGCTGGTGGCCAGATACGGGTTGCCAGAGGCGTTGATGTTCGTGATCTGGACGCCGTCCTTGAACACGTACATGCGCTGATGGGTGAAGCACAGCATGTAGCTGTCGTCCACCGAGAACTCAAAGGGCACCAGGCGCACGCCATTGGCAGCACTCTCGGTGCTAGTGTTTGGCAGTTCTGCCAGGTACTTCAGGCCGGGTCGGCGGCGCATGCCACCTTGCGGCTGGATCACCACATTGGTGGCCTTGGCCAGCGCGTTGTTGTACTGCTGCAGATCAATCCGCGCACGCAGCAACGGGTCGAGCTCGCCCGTTGAGAAGTTGGTCTGGATGTCAACAAAGCGTGGCATCAGTTCCTCACTGCGACCAGGCTGTAGTCTTCAATGACACGCACAGGGTTGTGCTGGCCGTCGATGTTCATCGCTTGCCGGAAGTAGCCGCCACGGCCATTCTCAGCAGGTGCGCCAACGGCCACGCTCTGCCAGTATTGAGCGCGGTCAGACTGCTCGGTGATCGGCAGCGCCAGGTGCCAGGACATCATGTACTTCATCAGCTGCACAAAGTATTGTGGCCAGGCGAACTCGCCAGCGCTGTACTGGTAGTTGATGAAGACGGCAGGCAGATTGGTCAGCAGCTGGTCGCCTTGGATTTCCCAATCTTTGTTGGGAGATGCGCCAACCGCAGCCGTGTCGTACACAGCGCGAGGGTTGGCCAGCTTGTCGCCAGGCAGCTGATAGGCGTATTTCCACACCGAGCCAGGCGGTGTCAGCAGCTGCGCCAGCTGGATCTTTTTGGTGTTGAAAGTCCACGGGTACATGACCAGCGTGGAATCTCGAATGTCGGGGTAGAGGCGGTCGCAGACCGAGCTCTCGTCGGTGCCATCATTGAAGGACGTAATGGCCTTCGCGCCCAGCATGATGAGGGCGTCTGAACAGATCGTAATGCCGGTATCGCCTGCAGCCATTTGTACCTCTCAATGTGAGAAGGGCCAGCCTCCGATTGCTCAGGGGCTGGCCCGTTCAGTTGCACTCCGATTAATCGGAGTCAGTTGCCGTAACGGTCAGACCGTCAGTGACGTCCACCACTGTGCCAGTGTTGGAGTTGACCCAAACGATAGACATCGCTGGGGTGCCGCCAGTGCTGGTGTAGCAGAAGATGATGTCGCCAACGCGCAGCAAAGATGCAATCGCGTTGAAGTAGCCCGCAGTGTTCACATCAGCAATGGCATCTGCCGTTGAGTAGGTGTGAACAGAAGGAGCGTTGCCCGCTTTAGAAGCGCCGTGGGTATTGAAACCAATATCAGAGAAAGCCATTTTGTGACCCTCCTATTAAGCCGCGGCCGCTGTGTCGCGGGCGGTGATTTTGACGATACCCTCACTGTCAATCGCCACGGAACCAGCGGAGAACAGGGCGTTAACAAGCCAGCTGGTCTTTTCGGCAACGTAGTTGATCTCGGTGCGAGGAGCAATGCCTTCAGCGTAGCCGATAGCATCTCGGTGAAAGGCGAACAGGGTACGGTCAGACGAACCGTCGATGGGCAAGCCACCTTCGGAACGGTCACCCAGAACATGGAACGTGAAGCCCATGAATTGGTTGATCTCACCCTGCACCAAAGCCTTGACGGTGTTGAAGTCCGAGCTGGTCACCGAAGTCTGCTCCAACATCGAGGCCAACGAATTGGCGTGGATGATGATGTTGCGGCCTTCGGAGGGCACGTTCTTGGTGTTCAAGATCTTTGCGGCTTCGCGCAGCTTGGCAATGTTCATGTTGGTGTTTGCACCACCAATAGAGTTTGCCACGGTGCCAGTGCTGGTGGCAGCGTTCAGGGCGTCGAGGATCAGCTGATCCTGGCGGCGACCGATGGCTGCACCGACCACTTGAACAAGCTCAGAGCGCTCGTCGAAGTTGACTTTCTGCTGGCTGAAGATGTCGCTGTATTCAGCGGCGTTCCAGTCGGACAGTGTGCAGGTGACGTTGGAGAAACCGACGTTCATTGGGGTGACGTCAGTCTGGGTGACGCGAGCAGATGCCACGCCACGACCAACTTTAGGGAAACGGACTTGGGAGCCTTCCACACCTCGACGCTGACGAACAGCACCCACCAGCATTGCTTTGCCCTGGTAAGCCTGTTTGACCTCAGCATCGAACAGCGTAACAAAGGCGTTCGAGAGAGAAACAGCCATTTTGATACCTCATTCGGTTGATTGATCAGGGTTTATCGCATCGGTGGGCCAGTTCCCTGGGCCTGTGCTTGCTGGTTGCGCCAGCCACTCGTCAGCATCTCACTGCGGTCAGGGCCGATTTCTCGGTGTGCCTTGAGCCTTGATTGTAGAAGGATTTGACAAATGTGCAACTGAGGGGTTTGGGAACTGAACAAAAAAGACCCGGCACGTGGCCGGGTCAGGTGGCAACTGCCTTTCAGCAGATCTTGAAGCAGACAATTACTGCATGTGGGTCTGGAACAGGCGCTCCACCTTTTGACGGTAGGCGGCGTCCGTCTTGTACTTGGGATCGCCGACCATCTGGTACAGCTCTTCCTTGGACGGTGCGCCTTCCATTGGTATGGTCTCAAGTGGAACCCGGCCCTCATAGGCCTCGCGGATCTTCATCAGGGCACGCAGGCCTTTGGCCGTGCCGCCCATGACCTTGAACTCTTCAAAGTCCTCGCCGCTCCAGACGCCCTTGTTGACCATCCCGCGAGCCCAGTCCACCATGCCGTTGACAATGGCGTTGCCGTTGGGGCCAAGCGACTTGAGCTCGGCCTGGGTGTCGATCTCGGGAGCGACCTGCGGGGCCAGCTGGCTGGCGATCTTGTCAAACGCAGCCTGACTGAGACCTTCATCCTTGGCCATCTCCAGCAGGGTCTGGGTCAAGGGGTTCTCATTGGGCTTGTCGCCCAGCGCCTTGAGGTCGTACTTGCCGTCAGCGGGTGCCTTGTGCTTGCCCTGGCTGATCTGCTTACGCAGGTCTGACCATGATTTGCTCATGGCCTCCAGGTCAGCTTCACCCTTGTCAGGATTCCAGAAGTTCTCTGGCAGGTACTCTGGGCGCAGTTTGGCCGCGCCCGTGTCGGTGGCCATGGTTGCGCCATCGGCGCTGGCCTTGTGGTTGATTTCAACCTTCTGCTCGTTGCTGGCAGTTTTGGTGGTGTCTTCAGCCGTCACATTGTCCAGTAGGCCGGTGCTGCCACCGGGCTGGTCGTTGGTGTCGCTCATAGGTTCCTTGCTTGGTTAATCCGCGCCATGATGTCCCGCACCACGTTTCTGCACCCTTCGGCGAAGAAAGCATGGGAGGGATCTGTGCCCGGCACGGCAATGGGCACATTCACATAGGTATCGGCCATCCACTTGAGCAGCTTCTGACCATCCTCGTCGCCAAAGACGCGCAGGCACAGCCTGGCCAGGTCTTCGCGCTGCTGGGTCACCTCGCGGATGTCAGGTGTGGATGGTTCTTCAAGGTCATCCCATCCGCTCATGCTGGCGCTCCTTGCGGTGCAGCCTGCTGGGCAGCCATTGCCTGCATGGCCATGCCCTGGGCTTGCTGCTGCGCCTGCTGCTCAATCAGGAAGGCACGCTCTGCGGCATCGTTGCGAAGCGATGCTGGCACGCCCAGCTTGTCGCCCAGGTAGTCGATCATGTCGCCCATCTTGATGGCCACAGATCCCTCTGGCCCCATCTGCTGGACGATCTGCGCAAATTGCAGAGCACCATTGATCTCGTCCATGGCCTGTGCGTTGGCCAGCGGAGAGACCGGGCTTACCTTGACTTCCAGGCCGTTGACGCGCAGGGGCAGGTCGATCATGCCGCGCTCGTCCATCACCTCGAGAATCTTGGCCACCAGCGGGATCATGGTCTCGTTGATCAAGCGACCGAAAGCCGAGCCCAGGTTCTGCGACAGCTCCTTCATGCGCTCCACGATCTCGGTGGCCGAGCGTGCGCTCATGTTCTCGGGCGGCAGCGACTCGTCCAGCAGGATGCGCTTGACGTTCTGGCGCAAGTCGTTGATGACCAGCTGGGTGACGTTGAAGTCGCCAGAGCGGGGCAGAGCCTGCAGGGCCGGGCCTTGCGGGCCACCATTGCGGGCCACCGGGATGATGGCGCCAGGCACGATCTTGACCGTGTTGGGGTTGAGCACACCATCGTCCGCAGCCGTATAGACGCCAGCCACGGCCAGGCTCGCGTTCTTGAGCAAGAGCTCGATGGTTTTGTTGAGCGTCTTGATGTCTGGCAGAGCCGTCATCAGCGGGCCGCGACCGTAGATCTCACCGGCCACCTTCATGTAGCGGCTGATCACCCATGGGCTGTACTTCTTGCGGCGGTAGACCAGCTCGCTCTTGGTGACCTTGTCGATCACGTGGTAGCAGTAGTCGCCACGCTTGTGGTCGAAAATGGTGGCCTCGAGCAGCTCCACATCGTCGGTTGGCTTATCGTCAATCCTGCGCTGCAGTTCTGGCGGGATCGTTGCGTCAGGCCACTGGCGCTGGATGCTCTCACCCTTCATGCGCATGCGGCGGTAGACGTTGTCCACCTGGCCGTTCGCGCCCTCTTCGTAACTCACCAGGAAGAGCGGCACGGGGATGAAGTTGATCGGAGCCACATCGTCGCCGGGCTGCACCATCATGCAAGCGGTGCCCACAGCCAGGTCGAGCAAGAACTCACCCATGGCGATGTCGAAGTTGCTTTGGCGAAGGACAGCGAACATCTTGTCGCCATACAGCTCCATGATTGCCTGGGCCTGCGAGGTACGCTCTGCAGGGATGTCCAAACCCGGCTCGAGCTTGCACCATTTGCGCTGCGGCGGGAAAACGACAGACTGCAGCCGGTTGGCAAAGCGCTGGGTGCTGTTGATGGCGGTGGAGTCAAAGACCCGCATCATCTTCTTGGAGCCCGTGGCACCACCCTCCCAGACCCCGTAAAGCTGGCGCTGGGGAAGGGCGAACTCGTAGGCATCCTGGTAGAGCTGCTGGAACTCGTCCTTCTTTCGTTGGGCGAGATCCTGGCGCTTCATAATTTCTTCAGGTGTCAGGCGCTTGCCACCTGTTGCGTTTTTGTATTCCATCAGTCTTTCTCCATCTTGTACTTGTCCAGCAAGTTTCGTCCCTTTGCGGCCAGTCTTTGAGCAGCAGCTGCTGTGCGCGGCACGGGCTCACCCCATGCGTTGGCTGCCAGCGCCAGCCTGGTTGGTTCACCCTTATCGTTTACCAAAGGGCCGCTCGGGTTGGTATAGAAGCGAGCCAGGAAAGAGCCCTTGCGCCTGGCGCGTTCACCAGACGGGCGGCCTTCCTTGACGCCAGGCTGCAAGTTATTGCTCTCACCAGAGGCTTCAAACTTGCGCCTGCCCGCTTCGGTCAGACCACCATCGGGATCTTTGTACTTGCTCACTTCTTATCCTTCGCCGCCGCCATGTTGTCGATCAGGTTGGGATAGGGTCGGCCAGCCTTCTGTGCTCGGCGCATGGCCATGGCCTTCTCAGCCGATGAGAGCTCCTTGGGTTTGCCGAGCTCTTTGGGCCTTGGTTTGTCCCAGACTTCTTTCATACCTTGGCCTCCTTCATCAACCCACCTTTGCGTGCCTTGCGTGAGCGCTCTTGTTCAGACAGCGCAATGGCCACGGCCTGCTTACGGTTGGTCACCTTATCGCCGCTTGAGCTCTTGAGAGTGCCAGCCTTGTACTCGTGCATCACGGTTTCGACTTTGCTTTTCATGCTCCAACTCCTAGTGTTTGCTGTGCGCCGAGTGATCCAGCCTGGCCACTCAGCGATGTATCGCTGCCAAGCGACTGACCGCCTTGGCCCATGCTGTCGGGTGTTGCGGCACCCAGCAGAGGACGGGCACCAGCGCTGCGGCCAGCCTTCCTAGATGCAGCCTGCTTCTGGGCAGAGGTGCGCTGCATGCCTTCCATGCCCTCCTTGAACTTGGCGGCTTCTGCTGCCTGCTGCGCCTGGATGTCGGCAAGCTGCTTTTGAATGATGGCCTGCTCCATCGCTTGCTGCTGTGCTTGTGCTTGTGCTTCGGCTTGAAGGCGCTCTTGCGCGGCCTGATACTCAGCCGTCTGCTGCCTGATCGTTTCTTGCTCTTGGCGAGTCAGGGCTTCAATCTCGGCACGCGATCTGGCGAAGGCTTCTTCATCCGCTCTGAGCATTGCATCCGTCTGCGCTTGGAAAAGTTCAGCCTCTGACGGAATAACAGCCCCGGTCACCCCGATGCCTTGCGCACCCATACCTGGAGTGTTGGCAATTTGCTCTGATGTCGGCCCCGTATAAGCGCTATACGCCTGCTCAATCGTTGGGGCAGCAATGCCGCGGCTTTCAAGAAACGTCCTTGCCGCATCCTGGTTTTCTTTCGTGTCTCCACCAGCCCCGGCAGTAAACTCAGCGTAAGCCCTGGCGATTTCTTCAGGCGAGCTGCTCGCGGTGAGCGATTCAAAAAGCGCCATGTCAGGCTCCAGTGAGCACAGCTTCGTTGCCATACTGGCCAACAACGCCGGTCTCTGGCGTCAGCCTGGCTTCGGAGAGCAGGGCGCGTCTGCCAGCTCGTCGGCGTGCAGTCATCTGTGAAGACTCGCGCTCTGCGATTTTGCGGCGCTCTGCATCCAGCGCAGCGGCTTGATCCTTGGCCTGCTTCTCCATCATGGCTTTCTGCTCGGCAAACTGCGTCTGCTGCTGCGCCAGGGTGGCGCGTGCGGCATCGGCGGCAGCTGCCTGCTGGGCAGACAGGTTCTTCAGGAGGTCTGCCTGCTGTTGAGCTGACAACCGAGCCATCTCTAGGCGACCTGCCGCATCAGTTCTTTGCTGATCAAGCGCTGTGGTATTGGCTGCGCGGGCATCAGCCAGCTGCTGCAGTGTCAGTTCACGGGCTTTTTGCGATTCAGTTAACGCCTGCTCACGTGCTTTCTGCGCCTCTTCTAAAGCCGCTTGTTGGGCTTGTCTGGACTGCTCGCGTGCCTGCTCGGCGTTGTCAACCACCATGCGGGCTGTATCCACGCCAGCACCGATCTTTGCACCAGCTATAGCGCCAGCCGGGCCACCAATGAAGAAGCCAAGCGTGCCGCCAATGATGGTGCCCGCCAGTTTCTTGAGCCACTTGAATTCAGGCAGCCCGGTCTCTGGGTTGATGCTGTTGTCCTTGTGGCCAACCACATACTGGTTCATGTTGATGTCGGCAGCCTTGAACTTCTTTGCCAGCAGCGCCTTGATCTCGGGGTCGTTTGCCAGCGGCAGTGGCAGCACGATCTCGCCACGCGCCACGTGCGCCAGCATCGAGTCTTCACCACGGCCAGCTTCTGCTGCGTCTTCCAACGCATCCTGCATTTCTTCCTTGTCATCCATGCTCATAAATCACCCCTGTGTGTGTTGCCCAACAGATTCTATTGGGCTTTGGACATGATGCAATGGCTTGTATATCAACGCGATACACGCTTATGCAAACACATCAAAGTCGGTGCTGGCGCTGGATTGGCCCATGGGTCTGCCGCCCAGCTGGTGGGCGCGGGTCATTCGGTTGTACTCACCGCCGCCCAGCATCAGGTAGCCGAAAGAGTCGCCAATGTGCGAGTGCTCGTTCTTGTTTGGCGCATCGCGGAAGCGCTCTTGGCCAGCGCCGACCGCCACCCGCTTGAAGTGGTAGCCACCAGCCAGCGCTTTGCGCAGCAGCTTGCACTCACGGTTGACGATAAGCCCCGGCTTGCCAGCGATCAGGCGCTGCATGGGCGCGGCAGAAGCCTCTCGGCGCACCTTGAAGTCGTTGCTGGCCGTGGGCTGGGCTCGCAGTCCCAGGGTTCTCAGGTGATCAAACGCTGTGACCTCGTAGATGCCGTCCCTGGCCATGCCAGCCGGGTCGCCCCAGACCATGACTTGGTGGTTGGGGTAGCGCTGATTGAGCTCGCCCAGCAGTTGGTGGCCAAAACGCTCCAGGCCCATGTCGAAAGTGACGATTTCCTGGTGAATCACCCACCGGCCATTGGGCAGCCGCTGGCCAATGGTGGCTGCAGGGGTCAAACCGAAGTCCAGCCCCACCTGGATCGGCACCGTGGGGTCGATTTCGGTGTCGCCAGACATGGTCGAGTCCTCATATTCAGGCCAGACCGGTCTGCCTTCCTGGACATAGGTGTACTCACCCCCGGCATAGCAGCGAATCCAGTCCAGATTCTTGCCCAGCAGCATCTGCTGGTAGTAGCCTGGGGGCAAGTTGTGGACATTCTCGGCTTTCGGGTTGACCTTCCACCATTTGCCGCTGGCAAAGATGTGGTCGTTGGCCTCGGGCATCTCGGGCAGGTCTTCAACGTCCACCGGCACCACACCGCCGGGCTGTTTCCAGAACTTCCAGGCGTACTGGCCGGTCATCTTCTCCTTCTCGGCCATCTTGTGCCACCAGTGGTCGTCGTCCATGGGGTTGGTGTCCATCCAGATACCGTGCCAGGTGGCACCGCCATCACGCTTGGTGGGGTATCGGCCCACCCGGTGGGTCAATCCGTCGATCACAGCCTTGGGCAGCTCCCTCGCCTCGTTCACCCAGGCACCCGTGAGCTCCAAAGACAGCAGCTTTCGCACATCTTTGGGCTGGTCAAGTGCTAGGAAGATGACCTCGCAGTCGATCCCGGCGGCATCCCCGCGAGCTGGCAGCCGGATGTGGTGGGTGATCGGGGGTGTCCACAGCATCGGGCCAAAGGTAGCCTCTGGGAACAGGTCAAGCCAGGTCTTGATGGTGGTGGTTTTCAGCATGGGGTAGCTGTTTCTGACCACCGCCCACCGGGTATACCGGATGTTGTCCACGGGGCTGGGCTTTTGCTGCACCGCCTTGATGAAGATCTTGCTCGCGCAGCCGTAGCTCTTGCCAGAACCCACCGGGCCCATGATGCCCTGCACAAAGTTCTTGCTCTGGATGAAGTCGTAGATCACCGGAGAGCTGCTGAAGTCCAGGTTCAGCCCAGCCACCGGCACAGACTTGTCCGAGGTTTCCTTGGTTCTAGCCATCATTGCCCCTTGGTGCCACCACGTTGATGTCAATCACGCTGGGCTTGTTGTCGTCATCAGGCGTGTCCAGCAAACCACTGGCCTTGGCCAAGATCCGCAGCACACCCACCTTGTCGTACAGCTCGATCTCGAGCGTCGAATTGCCATCCCGGTCAGCCTTGACCTTGATGTTCTTGATCGCCGTCAGCGCATGCTCTGGGATCTGGTGCGAAGGCTTGACCTTCACATTGCCGTCCTCGTCCCAGGACATGATGTCCGTGATCTTCGTATTGGCCATGCACAGCAGCGCATAGGCCACAGCCTCCCGGTTGCCAGCCAGGGTGGCCGATCTCTCCAAACGCCGCTCAATCGAGCGCGTCCCACCCCAGCC